GGCTTGCCTGTGCTGATAAAAAAACATTTTCAGAATTTTTTTTTGAATCTAATATTTTTTTGCGTTGGTTTATGTTTTGTGTGTTGCGTTTGTTTTTTAGTTGTGCGCCACGCCTTGCGTTACAGGGTTTGCATGCGCTTACTAGGTTGCTTTCAATATCTTCGCCGCCTTCAACATATGCGATGAGGTGGTCTGCTTCGGTTGCGGGTGCGCCGCACCAATGGCAGTCAGGGTGTTCAGCAAGTAAGCGTTTACGCGCTTGGGCATAGGCTTTGTCGTTTGTTGTGTGTTGGCGTGGCATCTCACGCGCCTTCGGCTTGTGCTACCGCGCCCGCAAGCGGGCTTGGTAATGGCAGGGCGGGGGGCTGGTTGGTCGGGTTCATCGTGGTTGCTTTCTTTTGTTTCACTGTTGTTTGTTTAGCGTAACGCAAGAGACAGGGATGATTGCCCCACCCACTGGGTTGCCCTAACCAGTTCCCTCGCATTTCAATGATGATTGTTTACACCTCGCCTGGTCGCTTTGACTGACTCATTTCGTGTTGCATGTTTCAGTGCGCGACCATCTACCCAGGTTGCCCTGTTTACGCCCCGCACCTTGCGACAGGTGTACAGCCATGCAACTAGCCAATTGTTTTTAAAGCTTTAAATGTGATGATTCGTTAACAGGTAAAGCGCATACTCCATGTCATTAGGTTTAAGCACAGTGTTATATATGCCAGCGTTTTCAAATGCCATCAGCCAGCGTTTTTGCCCTGGCGTAAGTTTGCCTTTATCTGATTTCAATTCAGCAATATACAGTTTCCCGCTAGTCGGGTGTAATAGCACCAAATCAGGGAAACCTGTGTCACCCTGAACATGGGTTGCCCAATGGCCGCGTGATGATTGCGCTGGCAAATCATGATGCACCAACCAGCCATAGCGGCGCGCAACACTGATTAGCACATCTTTGAATTCGGCTTCGGTCATTTCAACACCGCAATTACCGCGCTTGCTTCATGCGACTTCAGTAATTCCAAAACGGCTTCATCGCTGTTCAGGGTGCGCTGTATCAATTCCAATAACCGTAAATCGTCTAACCCTGCATCTTTAGCCAGTTTTTTTATGTAGCCAATTTGTTTAGGGGTAGCAAATGCACCGCGGGGTATATGCACAGGCGTTTCCCTGGTATCTACTGGTTCGGTTGGTGTTAGGCGTTGCACCTTTTCCATTTCGTTCCGTGATGGTCTAGGGCCATGACCCGTTGACTGAATCGGGCAGTTCGCAATTGCGCGACCAATAGCCGATGTTTCGCAATTCTCCACAAACGATGTTGCGTTAACGCCGCGGTCGCTTTTGACTTCCTCGGCGTAACCGCTGGCCATTGGGTCTTTGTCGTCTTTGTTTGCGTACAGTTCAGCGCGAAAGACGCACACATCGCCTGTGTAATTCATCATGCAGGTATAAATGCGGCCATTCGGGTATGCGGCCCACCAACGCGCCAGGCGTGATTCAACTGTTTCGTAGTTGGAAAGGTCAAATCCCATCAGCAAGCCACCCACACAATTGCTTTGCGGCCATAACGGGTTTTGCGGCGCAAACCGCTATCGGTAATGTAGCCGTCTTTGTGCAGGCCATTAATGCGTGCAGAAACCGATTGTGCAGGTAACAACAACAGCGTTGAAATTTCATCGGCGGTCATGCCTTTTGCTTCAGATTTGCCCGCCCACTTAATCCAAAAATGAATTAGTTCGCGTTGCTTACCAGCGTGCGGTTTTGCGCTTTCAGCGGCTTCGCGTGATGTATCGCCAGCATCATGGCGCACTGCAACGGTTGGATGGTCTAACGCCACTTTTGTTTTGTGGCCACCTAAACCAATGGTGGATGTGAACATTTCCATTTGTTCGCTCATGTCGGGAATTCCTTTTTAGTCGGGTTTTACTTGGCCGTTTAAGGCTTCAATTGCCAAGATAACACATTCAGCGTAGTCATCCTGGCCACTGAGTTGAAAGTCAATCAGCATGTTGCGTAGGCCACGGATTAGATGGTCATCGCGGTATTTGCGTGCTACATGGTTCGGGCGCGCAATTTCGTCTAACAAGTTGAACACTGCCATTTGGTGGTTCATCATCGGGTTGCTGTCCATAATCATTTTGCGTGTTTCCTCGCTTAGTTCGCCTTGATTCCATGCCACGCCTTCACTCATTTTGCGGTTCTCCACGGCGACCAGCCCGAACGCGTAAAAATTATGAGGCCAGCCCGCAAGTTAATTTGTGGGTCTAGCAACATTTCGCATGAGGTCAATAAGCCTGCTTGCTGTAAATAACTGTTTGCGTGACGACACCAAAAACCGTTTATTTGCATTAGGCCATAACTGCCACCGTTAGGGTCATCGTTATTGTGTGCGATGGCCACCCCGTTGCTTTCGCGGCTTATGACTTTAACCAGGGTGTCATATTCACTGACTGGCCAACCCAGGTTTACGGCCAATGCGGCGAACTGGGCGGCAGGTGTCGCATAAGGGTCAATATAAAGCGTGCTTGAAGTAGTGGTTGAGGGTTCTATCAAAAACGGGGCAACATCCAAAGTGACCCTAGACGGGCTGGATTGGGCATTCTGAGGCCCTACAAGAGCCGTAAACCCTAAAAGGGCAGAAATCACCCCTGCAAGTATTTTGGGTGCGGTAAAGGTCATAAATAAACATTCCTTTCATCGGGTAATTCCACCCTAAGACACCTGAAAGGCTATTGCAAGGATTTAGCGGTTTTCCATGCCCTGACTGCTTCAGGAACTTTGTCGCCTACAAAATAGTTGATATGCCACGGTTCGGAATCCAGTTCCCAACTGAACCCGTATTCCAAGCAATGCGCTTTCATAAATTCAAATCGTTCGCCTGATGCTTGAAACACATCTACCGAAATTCCCCAGTTGTGATGTGACTTTCCAGGTTGCGCTATCGGCGCATTACCTGGTTTCAAATACCAATTTTTTCCATTAAACAATTTTGGTTTTACGCCTTCAATTGGAACTGTTGTCATGCGTGCGTTCCATGCTTGCAGTTGCAAAGTAATTGACCTATATGTGTCGTTTTGTGAAGTCGGTTTAAAAATTGTTATTCCCTCTTTGTGTGCGCGTTCTTTTAAAGCTTGCCACGCATCGGCTGCACAAAACAGTAGTTTTCCAAAAGGTTTCACATCTACCAGCATGTTTGCCGGGATTTCGCCAGCACGACAATGCGCAACAATTGTTGGCAAAATAACTTTATGTTTGTGCGGAACTGTCACGCCCAAAACCTTTATCGTTTTTATTTACCCAACGCATCACAGGTGGAATAATTGCGGCAATTGCACCTTTTGCATAGTCGCGCGGGTCAGTTGTGCCAGTTGAATAAACGGCTACAAGTGCGCCTACTAATGAACGCGCATAACTTGCCAGCATTGCTTTATCTTGTGTTCTCATTTGTGGCCTTTAATGTGTCCGTCAATTTTTTGTTCAATGCGGCCTAGTGTTCGGTGAACTGTTCCGTGGTCTTTTTTGTTGTCTGCACCGATTTTCCCAATGAGTGCCACCAATACAAGGAAACAGCCACCGATGACAGAAACCACAACTTCAATGGCCATGTCATTAGTCAACTGGCGGTGGCGGTGGTATTACACACGCGCCATTTTCTACGGCCCAACCAATTGCACATGGATTTTCAGCATCGTATTCAATCCATTCGCCTGGTTGCTCTGCTATCCATGCGGCATCTGCTTCAACAATGTTGACAACAATGTTGTTTTCTACTTGTGCGTAAGTTTTCATAGTTCCTTAGACCTCATAGGTAATCCAGATATAACCGCTACCGCCAGCCGAACCGTTTGTTCCTGCTGTACCGCCAGCGCCAATTGTGATTGTGATGCTTGCACCTGCGGTTACCGCACCGCCAGCAACAATATAAGTGCCAACTTGTGCGCTTTCGCCAACTTGTGATTTTGCTGTGCCGCCTGTATCAGATGACAAATAAGCGCCGTTACCTGAATTTGGCTGACCAGCAACCGTTGTTGCACCTGCACCTGAAGCGCCAAAAATTAGTCCGCGGCCACCAGTTGCCGAAACTGTGCCACCAGCAAAAGCCACAGACGATGTGCCACCGTCACCAACAGCAGCGCTTCCAACACCGCCACCGCCACCGCGAATATTTGCAATTGCATAAGTAACACCTGCTGGCACAGTCCATGTACCGCTAACCGTAAATGCCGCTACGTTTGTTTGTGTTCCCACGTTTGCCCAACTGCTTCCTGTGTAAACCTGTAATTTTCCTGTGCTTTCAAGATAACAAAATTGGCCTTGTGCAAGTGTCTTTTTACCTGCACCGCCAAATGCCGCATCACGGGTTGTCGTTGTTGCAAAAACTGGGATACCAGTGTTTATTTGCGTTACTTGTGCGGCTGTAAGAATTTGGCCAGCGGTAAAAACTGGCACTGCTGTTTGCGCATTTAATCCCATAGTGTTCCTTATCCTAAGACATTCAGGGCATCTAGTGTGCCATAGGTTGCGTCATTTAAAATTAGTTCATATACAACGGTTGTGGGTGCGGTACTGATTAAAACCCTATGGCCTGAACTAATGTCCAAATAATGTTCAATACCTTCCACGGACAATTCCTGGGCTAGTTGGGTTGTGCCAGTACCGCTAGGGAAAGTCTTTTCAATTGAAACGGTATTGCCAATATCAATAATGGCCACGGTGTCGCGTTGGGCGGTAGTTAACGCCATAAACGCGGTTTCAACTGAGGTGAATCGGGCTTCGGGGTCAGGATTTAAAAGGTAACTGGCCGCGGTGTCTATGTCACCCTGTTGGTGTAACAAACTGTTCGTGATGCTGGAAGTTTGAATAAAATATGTGGCAATTGAAGTTGCGTTTTCTACCGTTGCAGTGTTGTTATTTAACCCCGTAACCACGCTTCTATTAATTACTGAATCCGCTTCAAATGAGATGCCAAGCCCAAAATAGGGAATTGCTGTTCCGTCATCATGGAAATCGGCTACTGGGCCTGAAAGCGTGTTGCCGATACGGTTTTGAAAAGTAAACACACCATCACGCGACATAAAAACGCGCCCGAATTCTGCGGTGTCGTTTACTTGTGAAACATAACTCAAAACATTTGTGCCAGCGGAAACGGTATATGCCGCATCATGGCCAAGTTCTACTGTTCCTGTGGCGATATTGCGGCTTGCACCTGTTGGGAAATCCACTTCAGGCAGGCTCAAAACGGTATTTAATCGCGCGCCTGATAGTTCAGCGGATGGGTTAAATTCAGCCAAATATGTTTGCGAAAGCAAATAAAACTGGTCAGCGCAAAACACCGTGACGGTATCTAATCCGCCTAGTTCAAAGTTGTAATCATAATTAACGACATAACCGCGGAAAAGGTATTCAGGTGTATCGGTGTTGTCGTAACGAATTAGTCGCACTTCGCGCATTGGTGCAAGACCTGGAACATTTTGATTTGCATCATAAAACGGACTGGATTCATCAAACGGATTAAAAATTCCGCTGACATCCAAAATTGTGAATGACATTGTTCCCGCGCTAAATGTGTCGCCAATGTCGCGGCGGCCACGCTTAACAATTACAGACTGTGTTGATTCAAGCACAGACGCAAATTGGGTAGTTCCGTCAAGCACATAATCAGGATTATCCAAAACACCTTTTACCGCGTCATCTAGCGTGAACCCGTCAAGTATGAAACCTGCATCAATTTGCAGGTCATAATTGCCTGCGTTAACGACAGGAAAACCAGCCATTAGGCAATGTTCAGAGCAAGCGGCCCTGCACTCCGCGAATAGGCTCGCAACGCGTTGACAACGGATTGACCAATTTCGGCACTAGTAGCAAGTCCACCTGTGATGTTGATATTCACATCACCGCCGCCGCCCATACTGCTTAGTTTTGACAATGGGATTACCGCTTCAGGGCCAGCACCCTCGCCGATAAGTGCAAGCGTTGGGCGCGACACAATGCCACCTTCAGCCATTTTGGGTATCTGACCTGACGCAATAGTCGCAACAACTTTGTTAACTGTTTCGGTAACACGGACATCAATGTCAACTGTGCGTTTCATTTTCGCGGCCAGCGCATCCATTTTTGCCATCAGTTTCGGTGTCAATTTGTCCAGTTCAGCCTGGATGCCATCCACCATTTTTTGCGCTGAATCAATACCGCCTTGATACCACTTAGCGGCCGCATTCATACCAACTTTTTCAGCCGCACCATTAGCCGAATCAACTAATGCGTTTGTTTCATCAATTGCCGCCTGGCCGCCTTTAATAAGTTCAGCCGCAATTGCCGAACCAGCAACCGCGCCTGCTTCCAAAACTTTTGCTAACGCTTCTCTACTTAAATTCTTATCCAACAACTCTTGTATGCGGCGCGAATACTCAACAATTCCGGCAACCTGTGTGCGCAAACCGTCAAGAAATCCCGCGCCTGTTTCTTCGCCTGCCGCTTGCGCATCAGCAAAACTAAATGCCGATTTGATTCCATCAGCAATACTTGTAGCAAAATCATTGAATGCTGTTTTTGCGTCATCTAACGCATCTTTTGCATCATCTAACGCATTGCCTAAACCTTCTTTTAAAGCTTTGGCGTAGGATTCAACTTCCTTTTTTGCACCGCCGACAGTATCTTCGGTTTCTTTAAACTTTTTATTAAAGATGCCCGCTTCGTCTGCCATGCGCATTGTTTGTTGTGCACTTCGGCGCAAATCTTCGTTATATGCACCTGTTGCACCTGAAGTGCCTTCAAACGCTTCACGGGTTTTCGTTAACAAATACCATGCTTGCGTTAACGGATTTTGCATTGCTTTAAGCAAGCCTGTGGTTTCTTTAATTTTTGTGTTTGCTTGGCCTGTTGGTGTTGGTATTGCTTCCAACGCCTGTGAAAGAAATAAAACATTTTTTGTGGCGGTTTCGGCCTGTTTTAAAAACGCCTGACCCATCGCGACTTTTGCATCCTCAAAAACCGCTTTTAGGGTGCGTTGACTGTTCGCCAAGCCGTCACTTGTGCGCATAAAGTCGCCCTGCGCATCATTAGTTTGCTTGTAAATTGCGGACTGTGCAGCCAACACTTTTTGTTGTGCGGTTAATGCGCCTTTGCCGTCATAAATGCCAAGCGTCATTGCCTCTTGTTTCAACACTGCATCGTTGAGCAAAACGCCATAGCGGCGCAATGGTTCAGATTCACCTCGCAACGCCGCACCGATAGCCATAACGGCCTCTTCAGGGCTTGTGTTATTGAACGATGCCAGGTCAGTTGAGAGGGTCACAAAATCGGTAGTAAAGGTGGAAAGGTCATCGCCTGCTAAACCAGCCGCTTTACCGAATGTGCCGAAAGTTCCAGCGGCATCCAAAACGGCTTGCTTTGACTGTCCTAAGTTACGGGCCGCACCGTCAGCAAATTCCTTAACGCTTTTAGATGCGCGACCGAAAACTACATTGACTTTTGAGGTTGCTTCCTGAAAATCTGATGCCGCTTTAATGGCTGGCGAAATAACTGAGGTGAATGTTCCGATTGCGGCGGCCGCTGGCAATACGGCTTTCTGCAATAGGAACATTGCTTTTGAGCCTGTGCCTTGCAGGGTTGCAAATTCGGCTTTAGCGGCCTGAACACCTTTCGGATTAAATTCCGAAATGATTGGAATTTTAATTGCCACTATTTACCACCAAATTCCTGTTCACATCGTTCATAACATCGCCGACTAATTCAAGCACAGCAAGTTGGATTTCAGCCGCATTGCCTTCGTATGCTGGCCACATTGCGCGTGATGCGTTAGGTGCGCCATTGTTAATGAGGTTTTGCACAAATTGTGAACCTGGATTGGTGCGGCCCGCAATGTCATAAATTGAACCCCAACCCGTTTTTTGCACAACGAAAAATGCGCCCACAGTTTCGGTTGCGGGGCGCGCTTTGCGTGTATCTATTTTGGCGACTACGCCTTTTGCCACTAAACCGCCATCCCAACCGCCCAGGCGGCCCGTAGGGCGTGCCATGCCTGATAATGGCGCAGACTTAGGAAACGCTATTTTGGCAGCCTGAACGACAGGCTTCACAATGTCTTTGTACCGTTTCGTATATTCGCGGCGCAATTTAGGGTTAATTTTGTTCAGTTCTTTCAACGCGGATTTCACGCCGTACACCTGAACCGAATTCGTTATCACCCGCGCCGCCTTTCTTTTGCCTGCTCATTCAAAACACTAATAACTGTTTGCAGGTCACGGGTGTCAAATTCAATGTGCGGCGGCCACCAACCGATTGAAACTAGTAGTTCTGCTAGTTGCTTTCGGTAAGTGCCGCGACCGTAGGGTTTGCGTTAGTCATATCCGCTGAATCAATTTCCATGTCAGGGTGATTGTCTAACCACAGTTTTGGTGTTGCTTCAATTTTGTGGCCGCTTCGCTTTAATAAAAAGTGCGCCCACCAAACCATGTCATTAACACCAATTCCCTTGCCGTCAGAAACTTTGCGGTTTTCTGATTTTTCCCATTCAGCGATGCACAACAAATTTGTTGTAACCGTGATTGGTTCATCGCCAGGGGATGGCGTGACTTGCATTTGTAGTTTCATTAACTTGCCTTTCGTGTCGGGCCGTTAGGCCGTGATTAACTAGCGGTGTAAGTTCCGCCCGTGAATGTCAAATCAACCGTTGACAACTCACCCAAAGCACCGTTCACTACTGGCATTGATTCCAGGTAGCAATTGGTCAAGGTAAAAGTTTTCGTGACAGCACCTTCCGTAACAGTTGCAACAACAGTCGTTGCAGTTCCTACAAGTGCGGCAAGTGTCGCGTAGGTTTCACTAGCGGCGTATGACTGGAAAAGGGTCATCGTGCATTCGTTATTGTACAACCCGCCCGTGTACAACCTGGAAGTATCTTTCAGGGTCGATTTGTCAAGTTGTTCGCGGCTGTTCGTGAAAACGATTGCGGTGCATTGATCACTCAAATCGACTGAGTTAACAGTCAGGGTTGAGATGTTGCTCAAAAAAGTGGTAGTTGCCATGTTGGTTTACTCCTTAGGTGTTTTCTTTATAGTAGGTGTTTTTTTCGGTGTGTCGGTGGATTCTTGAACAGCAATAAAACCGCCATCCAAAAGAGCTGAAAGGTTAATCCCGGCAACTGGCACAAATTCTTCGCCAATTACCCCCACTTTTATTGACTTTATTACATATTTCATAAACTGCTCGCTTCCATGTTTACGATGACTTCATAGCAAGGATACAACGCGCCACCAATCTCAATTGATGTAGGGCGGCCTTCGGTAATAGCCACATTTGCGCCTAACAGTTGTGCGGTCATGTTTAACAATTTCCGCTGAGCATCCAGGTTGAAAGGGCCAGGCACAATAAGTTGCACTGGAAAGGTCAATTGGATTCGTTTGTTTTTCATGAGCGGGGTGCTAAATGTTGGGGCGTTAATGAATGCGCATGCACCCTGAATATTGCGCGGGTCGGTCACAACAGGAATTGCAGGGGTGATAGACGCAAGCGCGGTAGCAAGATTGTCTAACGCTTTGTTCAGTAGGTCGGTGTAGGCGGTTGGCATTTATGCAACCTGTGGGCGTTGAATACCTAGCAACTGTTGCACCATTGCTGACAATGCCACTGGCGGTTGTGAACCCATTTCGTTAAACGATGAAAACGCATCCACTGAGCCGCGTTGACGGTAAAGCGCGCCGCCATACATAATTGTTCCGAGTTTGACATCCTGGCTAGGAACGGTGGTCAGCGAATCAAAATAACCGCTTTCCTGTCGTCTGCGATACGCAAACTGGTTTGCTGCTGACGCACAAATCGTCAAAAATGATTGGTCAGCCGCCGTAGCGGTCGCCACATACAACCAGTCAGAAATGTCATTAGCAGTAATCCAGGTGCATACAGGTGCATATGCCACGCTTCCGCTTGACGCGCCACGGTCAACATTTGAGCCCGTGCACGCGTAAAGCACCTGGTTCGGTATTGGCGTGAACGGGTCAAAATCTAAATCGCCTTCACTGTCAGTGCCGACATACAAATATTCGGGCAATGCGACAACGGTGAAAGTTCCTGAGAAAGGCGCGGAAATTCCGCTAACGGTTATTGACTGGCCGATTGCAATTTCTGAGGGGGTCAGTAATTGCAATACGGCGTAGTCGTCAAGTAACTGTTTATGGGTGACGGTGTAGGTAGCCATTGGCGGTTAAGCCGCCTTTCAACTAAGCAACTGTGATTGCTTGGACGAATTGGCTTCCTGCAACTGCTGATGGGTTCTGTGCATCCTGTACAAAGGTTGCAAAATAGCCATAGTAGGAAAAAGTCCTAGCCAAAAGGTCAGGAACTTCCACACTACGCATCCCCTGTTGGGCTTCATAAAATTCTACGGCTGGCCCGTGAACTACAAGCATTGTGCCACTTGCGGCGTTTCCGTCAACCACGATTTCAAGGCCAAGTGGGTTCATTCCCGACCATGAGGCCGCTGAACCTGCACCAAGCGTGTTCTGACCGATAAGGCCAGGTGCGCCGATGGCTGGAAATACAGGGCGGTTTACATCGTCAACCTGACTGCCCAGTTTGCGCCATACATCAACTGACACCACAAGATGGGTTGGGAATAGGTTGGTGGTTGCTGAAATGTTTTCTGCTGCACCATAAATGCCTGTGATAAGTGTTGACACATCGCCTGCGGTAACAGTCCAGGTGTAACCCGATGCTTGTTTCTGTGCGACAAGGTAATCAACTGCGATGTCGTTCGTTTGCTTTAGATATTGCCCTGCGAGGTCATTCAAAATGACATTCATCGCGGCGGGATCTGTGAAGTCCATCGTTTGTTGTGCAATTTGGATACTGCCTGCAACGGTTTTACGGGTCACTGTGTTAGCGGCAAGCACCATTGTTTGCGAGGTAACTGCTGTTCCCTGCGTGGTTTGCTTTCCTGCCGCGGTTGGTGTCGTAATGCTTGGGCGTGTAAATGAAATTCCTGAACCCTGTGGCATTGCGCGTGTTCCAAATGCGGAAACAGTTGGGCGAATGAAGTTGTAGTTTTGGAACACTGGGCCGAGCACTGGAACAGGTAGCAAACCTGGGGTGTCGCTTGTCAAGTCCTGTGAAACTGCTTCAATTGCTGACTGTCCACGGCGTGCGGCTTCGTAGTAAGCGGCGTTCACTTTGCGATAGGTGTCTCCACCAATGTGCATAGCGGCAAGATATTCGCCCGCTGATGGCATTTTAAATTCGCGCTTTGCTTCAGCAAACACAACTGGTGAAGTTGGGATTGCGGCTTCTACTGGGGTTGCTTCGTTCATGTTTTCTGTCTCCTGTTGAGTAACTTCTGATTGAATAATATCTTTTTCTTCGTCTTGGTGGGGGATGGTTTCGGTTTCTGCTTCGGGTTCTGTTGCGGCGACATCGGTAATGACTGCACCCGAAAATGCGGGGCGACCAGTGACCAGCGATAACTCAATCCAGTCGGCAGCCTGAACAAGCATTGTGCCATCGTCAGTAATTTTGAATTTGGTGGGGTTCACACCCACTGAGACTGAATCAATAACCTGGTCAAGTGCCAGCGTCAGCGCGGTATCGCCTTGTGGGGTTTTGCTTATTCGTGCCGAAAACATCATTCCTTCGGGCGTGTCAACGCGTTCCGTCACAATGCCAACGGCCTGCTCACTATCGTGGTTCAAATACAACTTTGGTGCTTTTCCATCGGTTGGCAAACTGCCCTGTTCAAAAATAACTTTTGTTCCATCGCTCACCGTTGCGGCAACACCATAAGGAACTGCAACACCCGAAACGGAACGGCTAGGCATTCCCTCAATAGCGGCCGCATCCAGGGTTAAATCGGTTGAAATAAGTTTAAGCATGATTCTTTTTTACTCCATATTTGGGTTCATTGTTGGCATTGTTTCTTCAGGTGTTTCCATGTAGTCGGTTTCCTTTTCGCCGTCAACAATTTCGCTGAGGTATTCGTCAATGTCGTATTTGACACAAGTTCCGTGAGGAAGAATTGAATTCATGCTCATGGTTTGTTCAATTACTGACATGTATGAGCGTGCCGCAAAAACATACAAGTCCTGGCGTGCGCCCTGGTTGCTTTGATAACTGTACGAACCAACTGAGTTGCCATTCAAGAAAAACGGGATGTTGCACATACGGGCCGCTTCCTTAGATTGAAATTCGGCTGCTTCAGAAAGCAACATTTTTGATGCGTCAACATCGGTTGGTTGCCATTCAACAAATTGGTTGATTGCGGCAATTTGATTAGATTTTCGGGCTTGTTCAAATGCTTGCGCAAGTTCGGAAAGTTCTTGGCCTGATAGGGGTTCACCTGAGGTTTGGCGCAAAACGCCCGCTGGTAGCGCACTGCTTGCATTGCGTAAGCGTGCATCCTCTAAGGCAAGCGATGTTGCAATAATTTGTGGCGATTGGTAAATAATGCCCTGGTTTGCACCGATAATTTGCACGACATCTTCGGTTGGTATTTGTGCGCCTTGAAAATAAATTTGGTTTGATTTACCAAACGCGAAAACTGGGCCTGTCATGTCAAGCGTGTTTACCATTGCGGCAGGTAGGCGCGTAAACGATGCAGGCATTCCGTCACTAGTCCTGCTACTACACCAAAGGAAAGCGCGACCGAAGAAAAATAAATCGTCAAAAACCCATGACCAAAAAGTTGAATAGGTGAGTTGTGGGTCAGGTTGTGCCAGCCATGAACGCGGCGCGATTTCCTCTTCAATCATTTCGCCTTCGGTTTCATCCCACCGTTTGCGGTACATTTTCATTGGCGTGTTGCCAACGACTGATGCGATGAGGTCGCGCGCACGATTTATGGTCGCCACGCGCATTGCGCGATTGCGCAAATCACCCTGAATGTAGGAATAGTATTCACCGATTGATTGCTCACCTGAGCCGTTGCCTGTGTAGTAAGTGCCGCCAGCGGCCGCGGTGATAGGTGCTTCCTGTGGCGAAATTGCCGCCTTCGTCACCTTTGTTTTAAAAATCGCCATGTTTTAGTGTCCCATAGTTATCGGTTTTGTGGTGGCATTGGGTCGCGGACTCATCCAATCCCGACAAAAGGTAAGAAACGACCCAACGCCACTAAGCACATTAGCGACTACTGAAAGCAATGATGGGTTTCCCAACCACGGTAGGGCGGCTGGCCATTGCGGCAGTCCACACCATGCAACGCGCCAAAGATATTTCGCCTGGGCTTCGCGCCGAACTTAATGCGATGGATGACTCTGCTTTTACGGCCACTGCGCGTTGAACATGTTCGCTTAATTGCTTTGAACCATCGTGAACTAACATTCCTTCAAAAATCATGTTTTTTACGCCAGCGGTGTATCGCACAATTTCGCCGTAACCAACAATTTCGGTGCGTGCGTCATATTGCGTTGGCCAATGAATTTCTATGCTTGGCGAAATAAGAAATTTGACGGAAGTCCCGGCAAGCTTTGAAACTTCGCTTAGCATTTCATTGTAAGAATCGGCAACAAAAGCAACGGTTATTGCAACTTTTCTGTTTTTTAATTGCACGGCGCGCACACCAAAATATCGTGAATCATCTAACGAAACTTCAATGCCTAAATAGCCGCCATCGGGAATGAGTTCTTTATATTCCAACTGTGGCCACATCCCTGGCGGTATCCATCCCTGGTCACTAGCAACCCACAAGTTGCATGATGCACGCAAAAACTGGGCGCGGTTCGGGTTCGTTGATTCGCTTCGC